AAAGTGGATAGAAAAGGAGAATAACGATGTATAAACGCGCAGAAGAGTTGTATGAGATTTGGCGTAAGAGCGCATACCCACATCATCCCAATATGTGGGGTTCTTTTAACAAAGTTGAAAAACGCGGCTGGTACGATGTGGCCGCTGCTGAAGCCAGAAATTTGGAACGGTATGCCGATGATTGGAAAACTGTCATTGGTGGAATGAAGGCCGAGATGGCCACGATGGTCAAGCGCAAGCATTACAACGACGCGATCAAGAGCCTCGCAACCTGCCAGCAGCAGATCGAGACGCTGGTTGTGGAGCTTCGCAAGCACGATCCTGACAGCGCGATTGCACACGATGCGGCCATCGTCATGGACCTGATCGAAGCCATGATCGTGCTTAACCCCGACATGCAGACTGAGGACTGGAAGGCTGATCAGAAGGTCAAGCAGGACAAGCGTGACGCCGAGTATCGTGTTGCCGAGGAGAAGCGCCGCGCCGTTGTGCAGGCAGCAATGTGGAAGGATGAGCCAAGCTATAGCGACGGCTGGGTGCGCGGGGCGGTTGGCAAGGGCCGCAAACCATGAAACGCGCCATCTCACACATCAACGCATTTAACGAGTGGCTGGCGCGACATACTGTCACAGCCATGTCGTCGATGGCATGCGTCTATGCGTTCACCGTCTGGTCGCTGCTGCCGACGCTCGACAAGGGCTGGGAGCAGATCGTCTTCTATGTCAGCGGGGGAGTTATTCAGCTCGTGGCATTACCCTTGATCATGGTGGGCCAGCGGCTCGAAGGAAAAGATAACGACCGGCGCTCGAAGCAGGATCACGAGATGCTAAAGCGGATCCTAAAGCACTTAGAGGATGGAAGATCATGATCAGCCTCTTGACCGCTCAAACCATCGACCGTGCGATCACGCTGTATTCGGTGTTCAACCAGCACCAAAGCCCAGCGATCCCGTACCATCTTCTCACACGAGCGCAAAGGCGGGGCTGGGAAGCCGTCGCCGAGTTCATGGCCATTGACCGTACCGAGATCGGAATGATGGAAGACATCAACACCGTGCTACGTGACCGGCTTTGGGCCATCATGCAGCAATGCGCTGACCAGCTCGGCGTTGACATCGAAGTGGACCGTTACTGATGATTACGCACGAGGAATTGACCCAAAAGCTGTATGAGGCCTATCGGGCGCAGGTATTACGAGAGAGAGATTTTACATTGCTTGAATGGGATGAGCGAGATCTTATTTACAAACGAATTTGGTCTGCCGTGGCCGATGCTGCATGGGAGTTGGTCGAGGGCGAGAACGCGATCTGGGCTCAAGACGCTTCGCGAAAGGAAGAGGAACTTCGCGAACTGGTGGTTGAGTTCATGAACCGTGCGGAGGTATTGATCGCATGAACTGGCAACCAATCGAAACAGCACCAAAAGATCGTCCAATATTAGTTTATGGAAATAAGGAAAAAGGGGATCAGGCGGAGTTTAGTCAACGTATTGCTGTGGCGGTGTATCACAGTGAAATGCATTATACATACGGCGATAGGCCAATGTTTGTTTACGCGCCTCACCGTGTTGAAGGGGATGGGTCAGATCGTTGTATTTGCCCTACCCATTGGATGGATTTGCCGGAGGAACCGAAATGACTGAATGGCAACCAATCGAAACAGCGCCGAAGGATACGGAGGTTCTTTTGTATTTAAAGGGAGGTGGAATCGTAATTGGTGAAGGTTGGCACACTTACGACGAACCTCCATATGGTGAGCCATCAAAAGAGTTGTATTGGATGGTTTTGGAAACAGGACAAGTTCACCCCACCCATTGGATGCCATTGCCGAGGCCACCGCAATGACCTTCATGATGCTCGACGGCCAGAAGATCAACCTTGACGCCTCGCGGTTCGCTGTCGAGAAGCGCATGTGCGAACTCTCGTTCGTCGAGTACATCAAGCAGGCTTGGCACGTCATCGAGCCCGGGCAAGAATACAAGCACAACTGGCACATCGACGCCATCGCCGAGCACCTGACCGCCATCACCGACGAGATGATGATCGACGATGAGCGATATTACGCCCGTTTACTGATCAATGTCCCGCCGGGCGCGATGAAGTCTCTGCTCTGCAACGTGCTGTGGCCCTCGTGGGAATGGGGGCCGCGTGACATGGCCTACCTGCGCTATGTCTGCGCCTCCCACAATGTGGACCTCGCCATCCGCGACAGCACCAAGATGCGGCGGCTGATCCAGTCTGAATGGTATCAGGAACGCTGGGGCGACCGCGTCACGTTGACCGGCGACCAGAATGCCAAGACCAAGTTTGAAACAACAGCCAGCGGTTTCCGGCAGGCTATCGCCATGACCTCAATCACCGGATCGCGCGGCGACCGCGTCATCATCGATGACCCGCATAGCGTCAACAGCGCCAACTCCGAGGCCGAGCGCCAGACGGTCACCGAGACCTTTGAACGCGCCATCCCCACCCGCCTCAACAACCCCGACAAGTCGGCCATCGTGGTGATCATGCAGCGCCTGCACGAAGAAGACGTGTCCGGCATCATCATCGAGAAGCAGATGGGCTACGACCACATCATGATCCCGATGGAGTACGACCCCGACCGCGCGGCACCCACGATGCTGGGATGGCAAGACCCCCGCACCGTCAAAGGGGAGCTGATGTTTCCGAACCGGTTCCCCAAGTTCGTGGTGGAACGCGACAAGAAGATCATGGGCACCTACGCCGCGTCCGGCCAATTCCAGCAGCAGCCTACACCGGAAGACGGCGGTATTATCAAGCGGAAGCACTGGCAGTTGTGGGACGACCCCAAGTTCCCGCCGTTCGATTACATCATCGGATCGCTGGACACCGCCTACACCCAGAAGACCGAGAACGATCCATCGGCCATGACCGTCTGGGGCATCTGGACGGATGACCCCAAGACCCATGCCACTCGCATGCTGGGCAAGAACGGCTACCACATTGTACGTACATACGACGAGAAGGAAGTTCCGCCTCGGATCATGCTGATCCATGCTTGGCAGGAACACCTCGAGATGCCCGACCTGATAGCCAAGGTCAGCGAAAGCTGCCAGAAGTGGAAGGTGTCCAAGCTTCTCATCGAAAACAAGTCTGTGGGTATGCCAGTTGCCAGAGAGCTAAGAAGGATGTATGCAGGGAGGGATTTCGGCGTCCAACTCGAAGACCCCGGCTCTATCGACAAGATGGCCCGTCTCTATTCGGTGCAACATCTGTTCGAGGAAGGGCTGGTCTACTGCCCCGACAAAGCGTGGGCAGATGAGGTGATCAGCCAGTGCATGCGCTTCCCGAAAGCCAAGCACGACGATTTAGTAGATACAGTTTCGATGGCTATGCGCTACTTGCGCCGTTCTGGGTTCATCCTCAGGACAGACGAGGTGTCGCAGGCATACGACGATGCCCGTCAGCACGATGGGCGTCCACCGGAACCGCTTTACGGGGTATGACATGGACGTTTGCTACGGGCTGAAGGTACACAGGGATGTCTGGGTTGCCCCCAACAAAGAGATCAAGGGCAAGTGGATGCAGACCCACCGTTGGACGCGTCAAATTATTGACGTCGAGAAGTTCAACAGCGCCGAAAGCGCCCAAGCCTACGCCGATGGATATGGTTTGCTGGGCTGCAAGCCTGCGGTTATCCCGCCTTCAAACCTGCCCACCGCCCCCGATGGCGGCACTCCAGTAGCCGTTGCGGCATAGGATGATCATGGAAGACTTTGAGATTGAAATTCAGGAAGACGCGCCGACCACGGAGATGGACGAGCATGGCAACATCATGTCCATCCAGCTTCCTGACGGCTCCATAGAGTTTACGATGGACGGGTCGCCGCTAGAGAAGGCTGAGAAGCCAACGCGAGAAGGCTGGTTCGACAACATCGTCGAGGATATCTCGAAGGACGAACTGACCCGCATCGCCGAAGAACTGATGAAGGGTATTGAGGGTGATCTTAAGTCGCGTCAGGAATGGATCGAGGACCGCGCTCAGGGCATTAAGCTTCTGGGCCTCAAGGTTGAAATTCCGGGCCTCGCCGGTGCCGCTGACGGAGCGCCCGTTGAGGGTATGTCCCGCGTTCGGCACCCGCTCCTGCTCGAGGCGGTGCTACGCTTTCAAGCCAATGCCCGGTCGGAGCTATTGCCTACGGATGGCCCCGTAAAAATCCGCGAGGACAACAACAACGCGAACGATGCTTCCGACGAGTTGGCCAATGACCTTGAGAACGACCTCAACCATTACCTCACGGCCACTGCCCGAGAGTATTACCCTGATACCGACCGAATGCTCCTCATGTTGGGCTTTGGCGGGACGGCGTTCAAGAAGGTATATTTCTGTCCCCTTCGCAACCGTCCAGTTAGCGAAAGCATCGACGCCGACGACCTCATCGTCAACAACAGCGCCACCGACCTCTACAACTCGACACGCGTAACCCATCGCATCTACATGAAGCCATCGACCGTCAAGCGGATGCAAATCCTTGGCGTTTATAGCGATGTGGAACTTTCGAACGCAAAGCAGGCCAAGCTCGACGCCGCGCAGCGCGAGAAGAAGGCGCAGCAGGGTATCAGCGAGAACGAGAACGATCCCGAAGATCGTGACCGCGAAATCTATGAGTGCTATTGCGAATTGGAAATCGCAGCATTTGAGCATCGCCGCAACGGCAAGCAAACCGGTCTGGAGATCCCCTACCGCGTGACCATCGACGTGTCGTCGCGAGAAATTCTAAGCATTGTCAGGAATTATGATGAGGATACCAAGGATTTGCCGGAGCCTCGGCAGACGTTTGTTAAGTACACCTTCATACCGGGGCTGGGGTTTTATGATCTGGGTCTCCTGCACATCTTAGGCAACACGACCAATGCATTGACCGCCGCATGGCGCGAAATGCTCGATGCTGGCATGTACGCCAACTTCCCCGGCTTCCTGTATTCCGATGCGGGTGCGCGGCAGAACACGAACATCTTCCGCATTCCTCCCGGCGGTGGTGCCTTGATCAAGACCGGCGGCGCTCCGATCTCGGACGCCGTTATGCCGCTTCCCTACAAGGATGTCGGCCCCGGCCTGATGACCCTTGTGGATAGCATCAATACCACCGGCATGCGTGTCGGCGGCACCGCCGAGCAGGCTGTCGGCGAGGGCAAACAAGATGCGCCGGTGGGCACCACGATTGCGCTGATCGATCAAGCAACCAAGGTTTTGAATGCCGTTCACAAGCGCATGCATACCGCGCAGTCGGAAGAGTTCGAGCTGCTGGTCCGCTGCTTCCGCGAAAACCCTGATTCGTTTTGGCAACAAAACAAGCGCCCAGCCCGGCAATGGGATGAGGAAACCTTCCTCCGCGCCATCAATCAGGTGGACCTTGTGCCACAGGCCGATCCTAACACGGCCAGCCAGACCCAGCGCATGATGAAGGTTATGGCCCTGAAGCAATTGCAGGCCGCAAATCCTGCGATGTATGACCCGATTGCTGTGGATCGCATGGCGTTGCAGTCCATAGGCTGGTCAAATCCCGAGCAGTTCATGGTTCCCCCAGAGGCCATGGGCCAGCAAAGCAACCCCGAGGCGCAGGCCAAGATGGCCGAGCTGCAGATCAAGAAGCAGGACAGCGATACCAAGCTCATGCTGGCCAAGGGCAAGGTCGCGCTCGACAGTGCCCAACTGCATCTTGATAACAGCAAGGCTGGATTGGAAGCCCACAAGACATTCGGTGCCGGTGGTGTCGTGCCACCGTCTGACCACGAAAAGCAAGTTGATGGCATTGACCTGATCATCAAGGAAAAGCTGGCCGACGCCAAGATCGCCGAGACCAAAATCAAGGCTGCCGAGCTGGCCCAGAAGGCACAGAACGATAAGGTCACCGCCGAGTTAAAGCAGGCAGATATGATCGCAAAGGAGCGCATCCAGATGATTGATCTGGCGCAGAACATCGCCGTGCACCCTGAAAGCGACCCAGCCGTGCATCAATTGCTCGGCAACGTGATCCCATCAATTACAAGAGGCACCAATAATGGATGATGCGCTCCGCAAGTTGGCACAGTCAGTGCATGTGATCCGTGGATTGCACCGTTCTGCGGGTGGTCGGGATGTCATCCCTGTTGGTGATCCGAAGCGCGATGAGTTTGAACCAAATCAAAAATACAATGGGTCAATTCCTCAGATAAAATACCTTCCGACTTATGCCATAGATCATTCTGGTATGGCGGGTGAAAC